AAGACTGTATGTCATATAAAAGAATATACCTAATAGCACACCAATGCTAACAATAGTTGGTGCTTGAGGGTCAAGCATAGCCAACAAATAATTCATACCGATTGATGTTCCAATAATTAGAACAACTGCGGCGATTGCCTGAAGTAATGCTTTTGTTTTAATACTCATTTTGATTTCCTTTATGTTTAGGTTTACGATTGTACATAATTTTGCTTTGCACAACCTTGGGTTTGAACGGCGTATTATCTTGAAACAATACACGGTGAGCCCTATGTTTGGGCTGTTCAATTTTGAAAGATAGTGTTTTATTTTTCATACGAGTAGTATATCACAACCCGTATTTATTGTCAAGTTTTATCTACCGCTTGAGTAGTGAGTGGCTTTAGGGCCTTTAGAAACAAAAGTTCTACCGTATAGATCACCTTGATATTCATCACTTTTAGCCGCATACTTGAGTACCATTTTAATACTTTTATTAAGACTTACACTTAGTAATAGTTGTGGTTTGAATTCAAGTATATCTGCTGTTACTGTTTCATTATTATCTACACAGGTTACTTTGCAATTTTCATCATACCGTATCATTTTCTTTTGCTCCAAAGTCAAATGTAACACTTAGGTGTTTAATAGATTTTATAGTAAAACTACGCCACTCTTTTATATCAACGTCAAACACACGCATAGTTGTCTCTGATACTTTGCGTGGTTTACTATCTTCCTTAACTTCTACCTTAGGAACAATAGCAGGATTAGTTGTGCAATTCATTACACGTTCAGTGCCATCCTTCTTAGTAAAGGTTACTGTAACAGTTTCGGTTTTTAGTACACCTTTCAACCATTTGTCAAGTTTGTTCCAATCTTTATCTGTCCAATCACTGGTGGGTTTCATTTCTTTTCCTGTTCTTTCCAAGTTGTGAAATAATTTTTAATCTTTGTTTCTTCGTCCCATGGTCTAAAATATTCGTTGTCTTCATCACATAAAGCCAATGCCTCTTCTTTAGTTACAACACGATGGCTAACAATTTGTTCACCTAAATGTTCTTGGCTAAACTCTTTGGCTTCGTTCATTGTAACAGTATCCAATGCCCATAGTTCTTTACCTTTAGGTACTTCGACCATGTAGCGTTCACGGAATGTGCTTATGCATTCAACAAGTACCCACTCGGTGGGTTCTTTCTTAGTGATGTAAAATGAACCGTCATCTTTGGATTCAAAATCAAGTGTATCACCTTCACTCCAACCCATTTCTTCTAGCATACCCTCAGGAAAAGGTAGTATCAAATCACCCGTTTCAGGATCTTCTTCTAATGTTACCGTATGTTTTTCATTCATAATATCATCCTTAATAATCCAATTGTATCAATAGTTGTTAGTAACAAATAGTTAGCCAACATGCCAAACGATTTCCGAGAATAAGCAGCCCAAGCGTAGAGAGCGCAACCAGTAATCCAAACAGGATACATGTAAACAAGAGGAGGATTGGGAACAGTGAGTGCCATAGTGATACTACACCCAACTGAAATTGCCCAAGCCAATACTTCAATGCAAAATCTAAATTTGTTAGTTTTGTAATCATCTTTGATCCAAGTAAAAATGCCTGTTAAAATATCATTCATATATAATGATATCACAGGCATTAGTTATTGTCAAATAATATGGTTATCTTATATCTTCAGTATGCTTATGGTTGATAGATTTTTTAAGAATCTTAAGCCAAATCTTTTTCTCTTTTTCCGTTTTATGGTCAAAGATAGCTTGATATAGTTTTCTGCGTAATTTTCTAAGTTTCATTTTAGTTTGGTACCAATACTATTTTTCGTTGGTTGGTTACAGGATCAATCATTTCTTGCCAATGATACCCTAATGGTGGTTGTTGGATAGTTGGTTGAGGTGTATAGATTACTGGTGGTTGTTGCACGATTACAGGAGGAGGTGTATACACTTGAGGACGTCCCAACTCATATCCAATCACACCACCAATGATTGCAGGTGCTACCCAATTATTACTGTAATAGCCTCCACCATAATAACCATGATGACGGAAGCCCTCATGTGCGTATGATGTGCTTACTAGACCTAATAATAATAATGTGATGAGTTTTTTCATAATATATCCCCTATACATATATAACGTTTATCAGACACTTTCCGTTGACTTTTCCTTGTCAATAAAGTGTTGTAATACTTCTTCAATGTATTTATTAATAGTTATGTCACGTTTATGTGCCTCTTTGGCAAGCAATAGAATAGTTTCATCATCTAAATCAACTTCCATTTGAACACGTTTGTCAAACTCTTGTCCATTGAAAATGGCTACTGCTTTTTCAAAAAAGTCTTCTTCCAAATCTAAGTCTATCCATTTAACATCGTCCCATGCTTTACGCCACTTAACATTGCGTTGTTTGGCTTCGGCAATCATAAAGTCTTTACTGTCAGGATTAAGCCAACGATATGGTCGCATATCTTCTGTCCATGCATGACGCTTAACAGAGACTTCAGCCTCATACACTTCCTGATTTACAGTACTAAAGATAACTGAAACATGTGCATAGTCACTTTCATATTCCATGTACCGTGCATCGGGGTAGCAGTTCCAAGTATAGTCACTACCACCAACAATCTTATGATTTAGTTTTTCGTTTACGTCTATGAGGTGCATTTTCTTCTCCGAATAAATTTTTGCGATTTAGTTTTCTCTTTAATAGAGGTTCAATGTCATCATTGTACAATGACTCCATTATTTTGTAAAGCATTTTGGCTTCATATTCGGTCATACCTAGTATCCAACTCGGATCGTTAGGTTCTTTCCTTATTTCATAATCCGGTCTATATAGTACGCACATACTATGTATGACCTCTTGTTTTGAGTTCATAATGACCTGCGTAGTTCTTCACACATATCAACCACTTGACCCGGGTAGTAATTTCTATTTTCTAAGACAGGTTTGCAATTATAGGTAACTGTAACGCTAAAGTCATCATCCTCATCTTCACGTATGAATATGGTATATGCAAGATGTAATAAAAATATTATTGTAGTTAATATTAATATAGGTTTAATGAGTTCGGCAGTGCGATTAGGGTTTATCATAAGTTTTATGATACATCAAAGGTAGGTAGAAGTCAATATAATTTTTGCCCTGATATCAATTTCGTGAATAGAATTTATAATTTATGTAGGCTAAACCAAAGTTTAATATAGCAAATAGGTCATTACCGTGGGCAAGGTCATCCAATCCAGCAAAGACCAAGAAACCAATTATGAACCAAGTGATTTCACCATTATAATATCTAAACCAATTAACTAATTTTTCCATTTCATTCCTTATTCTTCCCAACAATTATTTATACTATTTCAAATATGGAATTTGATATCCAATACTATATCACACCTAATACAAAACCTATGATAAAACCAATCATACCGACGAGCAAAGATATTCCTATGTATGAAAATGGATCATCTACTAGTTTTTCGAATTTAGTCATTTTGTCAAAGCCTTTCTACATTCAAAGACACCGGGAAACATTTTGCCCTCTTTAACTAGTTTATCCATGTATTCTACCATGGCAGTTTTAGTTTTTTCGCAATCCTCTATGGCTTGGAATCTACTAATATGTTCTATATTAAAACCTGGTATACCGGCTTTAGTGACTACTAAAAAAGTGAAAAGTAATTCGTACATTAGAAACCATCCTTTATCAAAATTGATAGACCCATTATAATAATAGGTAACATTACAATACATAAATTAATAATTGCTTGCATTATGATAATTCCTTTGTTAAACAATTAGCCGCATCATCATATCCATGGTCAATCAATTTTTGAATACATTCGGTTACTGTTAGTTTGTGCATCTCTTGCATAGCAAAGCCTGCAAAAATACTATCAACATCACCTACTGTATGTTCTACTTCTTTACATTTTGTAAAGGTTATATCGTAGGATTGTGTTGCAAGTTTTTTAATTAGTGTATTCATTCTTCAACTCCAAAATGTTCTCGAATCAAATCACCCTGCGTTTTACCACCTTCGGCAAGAATCCAATCAACTTTACCAGCACATTCCCGAACAATCAACTCGGCGAACTCTCTTAATGCCTCAGTAACATTGTCGGTTGTTGAGTCCGGAGCAAGTATTTCAAGCCTGCTTTCGGAGACATAAAATCCAGCCTGTTCTGCAAGGATGTTAATTCTGTCGTTCATTACTTTACTCCAAATGTGTTTAATGCTGGTTGCAATGTGTTAATCAATTCTGTCTCACGTGCATGAGCAGGACGCTTGCCACGTACAACCTCGATGACTCCGAATACAAAACGGTCAGCACCACGTTCACGCAAGGCACGACTCAAACCCCAATCTTTGTTTTCTGCAAGGGCACGTTGCATGTGTTTTTGCATACGGCGTACTAATGTCTTGCGAACATTTCCTGCATAGCAAACAGCGGTCAAACCAATATAGTACTCAAGTGTCACTTTATCTTGTATAAAGTATATCACTTGATTGCGGTCTGTCCTACGTTTACGGGTAATTTTTGAATTCATAGATGTATTATATACCCGAAACGATTTATTGTCAACCTTTTGAGACTGCTAGTTCCAAGGCCATTTGTAATACTTTTGTTTCTCTATTCTGTACATCAACTTCCCAAGGTAAGTTTCTGTATTCTTCATACGACATTTCCTCAGGTAATACTTTTGTATACGGAATTCCTCTCCAATAGTAATGTCCGTTCTTTTTGATTTCTAATACTTTTGTATGCTTTTGACTTACATGTATTAGTTCGTGTGTGAGTATCATAGGGATAGAATCGTAATCTAAGTTAAGATTAAGTCCTATACGATTAACATAATATTTGTCTATTCCACCATAGACATTTTTACCTAAGGGATAAATGCATACCTCTATACTATCAGGCAGTTCAATCACTTCGGATATGGCATTGGTCAATCGTGAAATTATATCTTCACGCCTAGTACAAGGTTTATTGTTTTTATAATAAAATTTTATGTCCACTGATTATTTAGTGGCGTCAATTTTAATATATTCGTAGTTGGTACTATCTACGTTTTCACGGAAAACGATTGCACCATTCTTTAGATGAAATCTTCTGGCAACATCTGTCTTAGGGCTCAATGTTACAAATCGATTGACACTAGGATGTGTCTTTTGAATTTCTCTTACTGCTTGGATAAGCAACTCACGACCCTTACCTGCTTTGTAACTCCAAATAGTATAGAATACTGCGGTAGTAGGAACTACTGCGGTTGTATTCAAATCATTTACGTCTTCTGGAACAAAGTCATGGAAACTAACACAGACCATTGCAGTTGGTTGTTTTTCTTCATCTACAAGTGCTGCCACCATTCTACCATTACTAACACGGAAATCAGTTGGAATCTCAGGACGTACAGGATCGTCTTTGATAAAGTCTAATAGGTAGTTTCCGATTTCTTTTATAAATGTTAGCATATAATGCTATTTATGCCACACTTATAATATGAGTATATTTTATGTGCTGTAAATCTTGTCCAATGATTTCTTAACGATACGTTCACGTTCTTGTTTACTCTTTGCCCCTAGAACTGTTATATTATATAATTGATTATTTGCTTGAACTAACATAGTAATACAGAATCCCGCCGCCCTAGTAAATCCGGTCTTGATAGTAATGATACCATCTTTACCAAAATATTGACTTGTTGGTCTACCGCTAACCTTAACAATCTTCTTACCCTTTTTAGTTTTAGTAGGCAGTGCTACTGATTTAGTTGATTTGGCTGCTTCTTGTACTAAATCGTACTGACTAACTGCTTGTGTTAGTTTAATTAAATCATCAATACTGGAATAGTTCATAGGGCTTAATCCAGTTGGCTCAACAAACCCACTATGTATCATACCTAAGTGTCTTGTATGTTCATTCATTGAATAAACAAAATAAGGTTGTCCACCGGGGAAGTTTTGTGACAATGTGATTGCCGCTTTATTGTCACTAGATATTAATGCTAGATTAATTAATTCCAATCTAGTTAATGCCATACCTTTACTCAATCGGGTAGTAGGAGTTCTTGTACTATCTACTATTAGTCTTTCGTTAAGGTCTTGTTCTTGTTTCAGTACAGTATAGATAGTCATTAACTTACTAATACTAGCAATTGATACTTCACTATCATTTAATGATCCTGAAACAACTTGATTATTTGTTATGTTGTACACCACCGAGTTTGTATTTGCAAATACACTCAATGGCAGTAATAATAAGGTTATAAAAAACTTAGTCATTAGATATTTATTGTATCGTAGGAATGACTAAGTAGCAATAGATTAAGGTTGAATAGCCAAAAAAATAGGGACCGAAGTCCCCATTAAAGTTCTACATAGTAGGTCCGTTACCAGACTTAAATCCTACAGTACCACCTTCTGATTCAATGCGTTTGATAACATCTTCAAATAAGATAGGTGTAAAATCAGTTTGTTCTACGCAAACACAATGATATCTAGGATCAATATCATCACTATATAACATGGTGCCTTTTTTTACATCATATCCTCGAGGCTTCTTAACACGATTTGCGTGTAAGTGGCCGTGAATGTTAACACCGAAACGACCTAAACTTTCTTCATGTACAGGTATATGACTTAATATCATTCCGTTCATTACATGGTATGCACGTAACTCACGAAAGTATTCACGGTACTCATCATCACGGAAGATATCATGGTTACCACGAATCAATACCTTGTCACCGTTCAAGCGACTCAATGTTTTCAATGCTTTGCGGTTGATAACTACATCACCCAAGTGATATACTTTATCGTTTGGACGAACTGTTGCGTTCCAACGCTTAATCATTTCCTCATCCATTTCATCTGGATCAGTCCATGGGCGTAATTTTGTCACACCGTCGTTACGGGTGAATTTACAAACACCCATGTGACCAAAGTGAGTATCGCTAACTAAAAATACTGCTGGCATATTAACTCCTTTCCTTTTTCATTCGACCAATGCGACTTGCTTTGTTCCATGTGTATGCAATGCCATCTGGTGTCACACCGTTTTCCACACTATCAACACCAAACTTACCTGCAATCTCTAAACCATCACTACCTTTAATGACAACAAACATATCTAATGTCTTAGCATAGTCCATTGCCATATCAAGTGAGACAAACTCTTTTTCAATCTCATTATGTTCTACAATATATGTCATGCTATAATCCAATCTACTTCATCTTTAAATTCAATAGTTTCACTACCATCATGTTCTTTGATACGGAACTCTGCTCCTTCACGTATCCATTCAACTTCTAAATCATGCAAGGCATGTTTATGTATATCAGGATACTTTAGTATAACATAAGTTTCCAATTCATTAAATTTATTTTCTTCTACAAGTCTAATCATTGCCGGATCAAACAATATCTCAGGATAGTCAGGATTCCAACTATACCAACCACTACCATAATCAGGACTGATTAGTACCGCAACATGTCCATCACGCACCAACTTACGTAATACTTTCATATATCACCTTCATAGTTCTTGGGCATAATTAACCCACTATATAAAACTACACCATTGATTGTGTGGGCTTCGTTCTCATCATAAGTTAAACCCAACACACTCATCATTTTATGTTTGACTAACAAGTTGGGACTACGAAAAGCCTCAGTATCATCAAAGCCCATCATAACACCAACTTCACAAACTGCACCACTGCGACATACACCTGCTACACAATGTACAATTACATTACTACGATTAAGCAATGCCTGCTTTAGTAGTACAACCAAACTCTTTGCTTGGTCATTAGTGATTTTCATATCTGGTTCAATGCACTTATCATTTTCTTCTAAGTCCATGAATTCAAATTGTGCAACATGATTGAATTTGTATTTTGGTTCTGGAAACTCCATACCACAGTCAATAATTTGAATCAACATATTGTTAGGCCCTGGATCAATATGAAACCCTTTTTTGATATCACTAAGTGAAACATTCTGAATCCATGGCATATTATTCTCCTTCATTAGTGAGTATTATATAGTATTTGGATATTATTGTCAAGCGCATAAAAAACACCCTAGATGCGCTAAAAAGTATTAAAGAACGGAGGAGTATGTAAACTCAAATATGCAATGTTTTGCTAGGGTGTTTTTGGAAGTATACTACATTTTCACAAACAGAGCCTGTCTTATCGGCAGGGTGCGTAATACACTCTCAAAAACATATTTATCTTTGGCGGAAGTGGTGAGATTCGAACTCACGGGACACGTTAGCATCCGCCGGTTTTCAAGACCGGTCTCGTAAACCACTTGAGTACACTTCCTATTATTTTATTCCCATTTCTTGGGACCACGGTCTCTATTTGTTTTATCTTCTCTAACTCTTTTAAGATATTCACGACCAATATAGCCCTGTTCAATCTCTTTTAGTGAGGTTACAACAGGTGCATTAGTGTTGCCTACTTTAGATTTATGACCAGTCATTAGTTCACGTGTTCTTGCTGATGCAATCAACACTAAATCATAACGGTTACCTACTGCTAATACTGCGGCTTCACTTGTTTGTCTTGGCATAATTTTCTTTCTTTGTTAATGGAGCGGGATAGGAGAATCGAACTCCTAACTTGACCTTGGCAAGGTTACGTTTGACCATTAAACTAATCCCGCATACTCTCTGGTACATCCTGACGGGCTCGAACCGCCGACATTCGCCGTGTAAAGGCGACGCTCTACCAACTGAGCTAAGGATGCATTACTATCACTTCAATCCTGCTTTGCGTTCTTCAACTGTCCAATCTTGTTCCGGATTGTGTGTTGGTGATATGTACTTTGTACTTTCATACATTTCGAACATAAATGTATATTGTTCTTCATTTAAGTTATGCCAACCAACACAACGACCACTTGGACTACGGCCGCAACCGCATTTTGGATTGGTATCATTCAATCCCACACCGGGTAATGCATCATTAGTTGTTATCATTTCTCATCCTTATTTTCTTTTTGTTCTATGCTATGTATTTGACTAAAGGCTTCGTCTTCAATGATAGCATCTTCTACCTCTCTTGGATCAGGTTTACGAAAAATTCTATCAAAGTTGTTATCAAATTCCTTTAGTGTAACACTAAATGGTCTTGGACTACTACCTTTACTCATTACTTTTTATCCCTATTACCTGTACGCAATTCACTTTGTGCAATACGTACAAAACCACGAATGAAATCACCACGTTGATGATTATCAAGTATTTGTGCCGCAGCACGTTTTACTGTTTTGCTAATCTTAACTGCTTTAGGGTCATATCCTCTACAAGTCATAATTATCCTGTACGATTAATAATATGATAGCCGAACTGTGTTTGAACTGGTTGGCTTAGTTGACCTACTTCTAATCCGAATGTAGCATCTTCAAATGGCTTAACCATTTGTCCCATACCAAATTCACCTAAGTCGCCACCATTCTGACCACTAGGACACTTTGATAATTTACGTGCTACTGAACCGAAATCTTCACCTTCAGTAATCTTGTTAAACACTTCAACCGCTTCGTTTAGTGTTGGTACTAAAATATGTCTTGCTCTTACTTTCATTTTGTTCCTTTAGTTGTTTGGATGCGGGAGACGGAATCGCACCGCCGGTCTTCAGGTTATGAGCCTGATGAGATACTACTTCTCCACCCCGCGTAATATTTATATGCAAGTATAACATAATTTAAAATACTTGCAAGTGTTTTGGGAATAGGAACACCTCAAGATGCTTACTTCAGAATCGTGAGGTGTATTATTAATTCTTAACTTTTTCTACTTTGATTTTTAGTTGTTCACTAATGTTAAATGAATGCAGCAATCCTGATTGTTTGTCAGCCTCGATTTGAGGATAGATACTCATTGGGTTATAACTATCACCTTGAACGGTAAGTGTCTTATACAATTTGTCGTTGATGAATACATTGATTTTCATACAACTATTTATCTTTGGTGGAGGATGGGAGAATCGAACTCCCACGAAGACCTTGCAAAGGTCCCAGGCTCCCATTACATCAATCCCCCAAATGGTGCCCGGAGCCGGACTCGAACCGGCATGTCTTTCGACGGAAGATTTTAAGTCTTCTATGTATACCATTTCATCACCCGGGCATATACTTACTCTTTGGTGCGGATGGTGAGACTCGAACTCACACACCTTTCGGCGCCAGCTTCTAAGACTGGTACGGCTACCAATTACGTCACATCCGCATTAACTTTTCTTAAAATACTTCATACCAACATATGTACCGGTGAATGCACCGAGCAATGAAGGTATAAGCATATAATGATCCTCTACATAACTTATCGCAGCAACTGCCGCACAAAATGTACATGCAGTAGCCCAAAAACTCGCAATCAAAACCTTATCGTTTGCAACTGCTTTCAAGTAGTAAGTATACAAGATATCAGTAACAAATACTAGCAAAAAGGTTATTATATATTGTGTCATTATTGTTCCATACTCTTAGGCAATTCCATTGTATCAATTGTCTCATGTAGTATATCTTTTATATGAAACGGTAATTCATTACTACCAAAATTTTGTATGTACATTTTTTCTATGTACTTGTTAGTTAGGTTAATACTAAATAAATTTCCTGCTATTGAAATTCTATATTCATTTGAAGTATAGAATGGATATACCATATGTTGTAATGTACTAGGGAACATTAACATACGTCCTTCATACTTATTATCAGAGGGTATTCCATATGTCATTACTGTAGGTTCTTTATTATTTGGATATACAAATACAAATCTACCACTACTATAATCACTATCTTTTAGTTTTGGGAATACCTTATGTTCCTTCTCATTAGTAAAAGGAATTTTAACCCATATTACATAACTTATTAATCCAGTATGATTATGTAATGGATTGAATTCATGTTTTCTTTGAAAGTTTATCCATTGTTGAAAACTAACATCACTCGTATCTAAATCATCAACAGTTTTAAGACCGGTATATTCTAAAGCCAAATCTAGTAAGTATGATTTAAGATTACTACTTACTAAAAAATCATATTCTTCTTTAATATGTCCGGATAATTTATGTTGATGGTCAACTCTTTTACCCATGTTGAATACTTGGTTTTGTACTTCTTTGAAAAGTTCTTTAGGCAAGGTTGCATTTAATACCTGTATATCAGAATTTTCTAATGTTGTAATATCAAAATTATGCATAATCTATTATTCTTTAAGAATTTGGAGCGGGATATCAGAATCGAACTGATGACACTAACTTGGAAGGATAGAGTTTTACCATTAAACTAATCCCGCTTAAATTTCTATTTCACACCAATTGCTATCACCCATAAGTTGTACAGCAATTACAAATTTATGATGTATACCTAGTGCTGACCAACTATCAGGATGATTACCCGATAACCAGTACTTGTCCTTAAGCGTATCTAAGTATACATAATAAATTTTACCATGAACAGGTTTAAAAGTAATAGTAATGTCGTGCATCATATCACTTACTCTCATTCTATGTTCCAAACTTTCTGCTTGGCGTCTTAGAACTTCAACCTGTTCCATGATTCTATCATACTCTTGCTTGGCATGTAGTTTACCTGCATTGTACAATATATCACGTTCTTTTTTAACATCAATAGGAGCAAAAGCAGGGCTACCTAACTCCATTGGATAAGGTAAACTATTACGTTTGTCGCCGTCTTCTTTTGATAAGTCCATTGTTATTAATTAATATTTGGTGCGCTCGGAGGGACTCGAACCCGCGACCAAAGGATTATGAGTCCTCTGCTCTAACCAACTGAGCTACAAGCGCAACATGATTCTATTATATAGCACTAGTTAGTACTTGTAAAATCTTTTGGCGTCTCTCCAGGGAGTCGAACCCCGGCCTGCAGTTTTGGAGACTGTAATGCTACCGTAACACTTGAGAGACTAGTAACTATCTAGTGGATAAATTCTTGTGGTTGCAATAACTTCACCCTCTAACTTAATTGTCAAATCAATTTGGTCTGGATGTATTTCGTATATATCCGATGTTGTTTGATTTTCAAATGTTAGATTTTCTTTTAGATATTCTTTGATTTGTTGTTTTAATTGATTGTCCATGACAGGCTCCTATACACTATTTATAGTGTATCTAGGTTGTCTATTTCAGATACATTTTCAGCGATATCCCAATATCCTAATGGACATATTGAGGTGCCCATTTTACATTTGATTGGCATAAAACAATGACATTCTTGGCATTGCTTTGTTAAACTATAAAACCTATCGCAACTTTTACAAATATCATACCTGCGATGATATTCTATTTTGGATGTAAATATTTTCATAAAATATATTTAGTTACTATATAGAAACACACTACCTCTCGTTATGGTCGGAGCCCATGGTAAAGAATTCGCTCCTCGGCAATGTGTTTTTATATAGTAAGATGGTAGGGGTACAGAGAATCGAACTCTGATTTACTGGTTAAAAGCCAGTTACTTTAGCCGTTAAGTTATACCCCCGGTATCTTATCACTCTTGTCACTAGACATGACAGTTCTCCTTTAAAAAAAATTGGAGTAGGTGACAGGAATCGAACCTGTTTCCATGGATTTGCAATCCAGTGCCTGTCCAACTGGCTCCACCTACATAGTTGCTCTGCGTCCCTCGGCGGTAATTATATCGCATCAGAAATTTGGTCAGCAAGTTTTATCTCACCAATTAGTCTTTCATCACATACGACCTCCACCCGCTTCCCGACAGGGACCGTTCTCGTATTGCCAACGCTAGTTTGGTAGGACTAGAACCACCCTTGAGTCACGAACTCACTTCTCCTTCGTATGGGTCATACTAGCCAGGCGTTACCCCAGCGGGTTCTTTTCTCAAACGCCATTTTTCTTTTAATCCGTCTGAGATTTTTTTCTTCTGTTCTTCTGTTAGAGTCCTGGATCGTTTCTCCCAAGACTTTTTAGTTGTCTCACTTAGTCTTTGTCTAACTTCTAAGGTGTGATTATTTGGATAATCACGATTTTTATTAGACTCTCTTATTTTTTTTCTTGCATTTTCACTAAGAGATTTACCTCTACGTGATGATCCCTTTTTCCAATTTACTTCCGGAGAAGTATTTGAAGAACCTTCTCCACCGTCAGTTTGATTTTTAAGGATACCAGTACCTAAATCTTGCCTACCATATTGAGCAATTAACTTTGTCTCTAGTAAAAATGCATCAGATTCTACTAAATTTTCATGTAACAATATAATTCGTTTATAGTCATCAGGAGTATGAACTCCCTTACCATTTTTACGATGTTGATCCCATGCACGCCTTTCCTTACCTTTTCCAATGTAGTAAGGAGTACCGTCTTCCCTTAGATAAGCATAAACATAAAAATTATTCATACTTTATTTATGCCAAGCGGGTCATACTACGATTAATACGGGTCATACTATCTGTTGATTAGACAGAACGTTCTGGCGGATAGTATAGGAATCGAACCTATGCACCGTTATTCACAGTGACGGATTAGCAATCCGTTGCCTTAACCACTCGGCCAACTATCCTTGTTTTGGTGGAGATGACTGGACTTGAACCAGTAGTGCCAGAGGCGGAAGATTTACAGTCTCCTGGGGTTACCAATTTTCCTACATCTCCAAATTTTTACTCATTTCTTGATAGTAATACTCTGCTATCAATTTATGTCCTTTTGGCGTTGCATGCCAACAAGGAAATATATTTTCTTTATCATTCAAATTATACATACGTTCTAAAGGACTTTGATGGCTAGATGCTATCAATGTAGGATCTAATCTCATTTTGTCATAAAGAAATTTATGTGTTGAGTCAAATACGGTAAACCTTTCTGAGGTAGACCAATAGTACTTACAACCAACAATATCTTTTAATGTTTGGTTCCAGCCCAACATGTTTGAAAAACATTGAAAATCATTATAGAACGACCTATAAAATATTTTAGCTAATTTAGACTTAGTAGTACCAACCTCATCAACATGATGGGGCATTATTATGCTATGTTGTATATTCCACTCAGTATCGTCATCATTAACCCAGGTTCTACCAATGTGACTCCATTGTACTAGTACAATATCATCCTTATCTATTGCATCATTGCTTAGATCGGATAGTACCTTTGAGAAAATATTGAAATTACAATTTCCCGGGGCACATTTATTGACAAACAAAAGATTAAGTTGTTTTGCTAAAATGTCACCGAATGTATTTTCGGTAACCCATATTCCTTTTTTTAAAGAACCATTTGTTAACAACAATCCATGACTACATCCATATAAATGTAAAGTGTTCATATTAGTACTCCTAACTGGTACTGGGTACGGGAATCGAACCCGTCTTATTCACGTGAAAGGCGAATGTCCTAGCCGATAGACGAACCCAGCAAAATTTATTTGGCTGTCCCACTAGTGAGTTGTCATTTAAGTTAGCCTGTCTTTATGCATTTATAGACTAACACCAAAACTTGGCGCACCGTACCGGGCTCGAACCGGTGACCCTCGCCGTGACAGGGCGATGCGCTGACCAACTGCGCTAACGGTGCAAATGTTATTAGTTCTGCCATCTATACTATTTGCTATGCTCAACGGACTTACTTGCAAGAATTACCGTTTATTTACATAGTTAGTTAGAGTTGACGTTTACTCAGGCGCTTACAGAAGGCAGAACTAATAACATGATTAATTATGTGTAAACACTCTATGGGAACTCAAACACGAACACGCTTTAACGTCTCCACAGAACCGTCTTCTGCTTCGGTGTTGTCATCATTACTGCCTAACTGCCCGTCACGCTCAGTCACTTACGTACTCATGCGCTTCTTGTACTACTAGCAGAGCCAACCCGTCAGTTGGTATATAATCTCTCTAGTAGATACCTAACGGATCAGGTAACCCTTAATGTGCTTACACATAATGCCTTGAACTTAACAAGGCTTATGCAAAATTAACTTTTTAAAGAACATGTTGATTTCTCAACTCATTAAATGTATTATACATCTAAACGGATTTATTGTCAAATCTTTTTTCGTTGTTGTTGAAAAATTTCTTTGTCAATCAATCTATAAGACATAGTATAGCACCATATCCATTTACTGTAAAGGCTGCTGTTGTATTAAAACAACGGATATCTGCCTTTTTTCTCTTGTTCGATTGTTGTTCTTTTTCTAAGTACCAATTCTATTGCACATTCTGCTTTGGTCCAGCATTGGTCTTTTCTATCTATATCAAAAATATAATAATCATTTATCAATTCTATACTTTGAGTTTCTATTTGGAAAGAAAATTTATTCAATAAATCAAACACGTTAGTACTTACAGGACTCCATGAGTTAGTTTTTCCAATCGTGAATGTATGCTTATGGTCTGTATTAAATGTACTAGGCCACTTACCTTGTTCGTATAAATCTTCATCCGGTATTGTAATTACAAGATACCCATTCGGTTTACAAATTCTGATCCAATTAGATAAAGCAATATATGGATCAAGTAGATGTTCCAAACAATGACTGCTATGAATAAAATCATATGTATCGTTACCAGCCGATTCCATATATTGTGCATCACCGTCTTCTAAATCCCAACCACGAACGTCAATCATTCCTGGAAATATATCTTTATGTTGTCCTAGATTATCAGGACCGCATCCTATGTCTATACCATATCCGGTAAAGTACTTTTGGAATTTATAATTGTTAACCCGTCTGTCTACTGATTTTGATGTTTCATTCATAATAAAAATTAATTGAAATCATATTTATAATACTTCAAACAGTATTAAAAGTTTTTGGTCCGGCGTACAGGAATCGAACCTGTATTGATAGCTTAGAAGGCTACTGTTCTATCCATTGAACTAACGCCAGATAAATATGTTATGGAAAACAATACACTTTATGATGAATTAGAATTACCAAGAAATTGCACATCTGAAGAAATCAAACAAAAATACCGAACACTAGCACAAATACATCACCCCGATAAAGGTGGCGATGAAGAAAAATTTAAGCGGATCAAAGAAGCATATGAAACACTAAGTGATCCAGTTAAACGTAACCACTATGATAGTACCGGTGACTATTATGAGGATACTAATATTACCAATGAAGTTAATACTAGACTTGGTAATATGATAAATCATTTTACTCAACAAATCAACCCAGAAATAGACGATTTAATATTAAAGATGAAGGTTGACATTTATGAGGCACAACGTAATACAAATCAATCAATCGATGAATGTAATAACATTATACGAAAATTATCCATCATCAGTAAAAAAATTAAACTAAAGAAAGAAGGTGAAAACTTCTTAAAATCATTGGTTGATGCAAAAGTTACATACAAACAAAATGAACTTGCCGGTCACAAAAGAACATTATTAGTCTTTGATAAAATGCTAGAGATACTAGATAACTATCATTTTAGTATGGAAGACTGGCAATTGTATATACAAAGTAATTAAAGTGTTAATGCAGACCTTAATACTGACAACTCATCATCAGTAAGAAACGCCTCAAACTTTGTTTGTTTATATTCTGGATCACGTGACCCATCAAAGGTTGTATACACACGAACATGGTTATTGTTCTCACCCACAGTAATTTTGTTTACTTCACAAAAAACTTTATGTCCACCGTTATCTGTAATTAACATACACTTCCTTTTAAAAATTTGGCTCCCCGAGGTGGGTTCGAACCACCGACCTGCGGATTAACAGTCCGTCGCTCTACCGACTGAGCTATCAGGGAATAATTTTGGTGCCCCCACCATGATTCGAACACGGCACCTACTGATTACAAATCAGTTGCTCTACCTAATGAGCTATAGGGGCAATCACTTTATTTAAGTGTATTATACACTAACTTAATAAAATCCTACTATGCTTTGGAACACCTGCTAACAGATATTCCATTTGATCCGCAAGTATATTGCGTTGTTGTAATATCATGTTTTCATAGTGATTTGGTGCATAAGGTACATATAGTAATTCCATACGTGATTCTTTCAATGTCTTATGACCTTTTTTACTATTACAATCACGGCATGCAGTTACTACATTCATCCAAGTATTTTCACCACCTAAAAATTTAGGGACAATATGGTCCCTGCTTAATTCTTTGTAGTTAGGATAATGTGTACCGCAATATGCACATACATGCCGATCACGACCAAACAATGTTTTGTTTGTTAATGCGACTGTTGAATGTTTATATGGGTTGAAACCATGCCCTTTAATAGCAATAATACTTTG